CTCAAAGCATCTGGTGCTAAACCAGAGATGGTTGGAACGAGGGCACGATCAGGTGCTGGTGCAAGATTCCGTGCTCAAGCAGATGCTACTAAAGATATTTCTAAAGCAACAGGTGCTGATCTTGATAAAGCAATTAATAATCTTGTAAACACCGGTGATGTAAGAAAATCTAAATCTACTAATAAGTCTGGATACTCTTTCAAAAATAAACCCAAACCAGGTAGCGAACCAGTTGTTTTTAAACCGAAAAAAGATTCTCAATTTAAACCAAAATCAGGTAGCGCACCAGTTCCATCAAAACCTGGCGATATAAATCTTGCTGGTCCATCAAAAAGCAAACCACGTTTCCCAGAAAATCCTAAAGGATCGGCACTTGCTAAGAATAAGAGTTTTAGACAGTTTAGTGTTGATTCAGGTCGTGGTCGTGGTGGTGCTCTTACGAAAGTTGATGATGTTATTGACGTTAAAGTAAAAGACCTTGGTCCTAAGAAGACAGATGTACCTAAATTATCAGGTGGTGCTGCAGCAGTCAAAGCACAAAATAAATCTACTAGAGCAATACTTAAAAGTATCGGCAAGGGTACTAGTCGAGCATTAGGTGTAGGTGCTACTGGTGTTGACGCTTTTCTAAATTATAGGAAGTATAGAAATCAAGGTGACAGTAGACTTAAATCAGGTCTTAAGAGTGCGTTTAGAACCAGTGTAGGATGGTTAGGTGGAGCAGCAGGTTCTGCTTTAGGTAGTTTTGCTGGACCTGTTGGAACGATTGGTGGTGGTGTTGCTGGGTATTCTGCTGGAACCTGGTTGGCAGATAAAGTTTTAGGAACTACTAAAAAGAAAAGAGAAACTGCTAAAAAGTAAGGAGGTAACTATCATGTATTACAATTATTCAGAAGAACAAAAATACTTCCTTAGCGTTACTGATGCTATGCTAAAGGATGACTTCTCTGTAGAGGAGATTGTAGAATTTTGGCAGTCTGAGGACCAGGATCAAGTAGAAGGCATTCTAGGGTCTCTGATGCTCACTGAGAGCGTTGATTATAGCAATCCAGACTTAGCAGTAGTATGTGAACGATTTGGTCTGGGGTGGATTACAAAAGGCGCAAGTCGCCTTTGGAAAGGTCTTAGAGGTGTCAATCCAAAGACTGGTAATCCAAAGGTGTCTATGGGATCTGGCACTGCTCAAGCAATTAAAAATACTAAAGAACCTGGTTTCTTTGGTAAAATAAAAAATTGGTTAGGTGGAAAAGCAAATAAAGCCAAAGATGCAGTTAAAAAAGCACCAACGGGAGTTAAGGTTGCTGCAGGCACGGCACTAGTTAGTGGAGCAGCACTTAAAACAATGGATGTTCTTGATAATATGAAATCTGGTGATAAAGAAGGAGGAAATAAAATAGTTACTGCAGGTGGTGATGGTGATAGCGATAAGAATAAGGATAAGAAGAAACCTGAACCAGTAAAAGGTAGTTCGTGGTGGAAAGATTATGACAAATATGATAGATCAAATTATCTACACTATAGAAATATACGTAAGAAGTAATTATCTAGTAATTGATTTCTTAACATGAATGGTTCCTTCAACCACTCTTGTTTTAACATCACTACTGTCTTTGATTACTAGGTCGTAAAAATATTTTCCTGGTTTCAATGTTGAAGTGACCGTTCTTTCCATGGTCATTTCTATTCTACCACCGTCTTTAAAATCTAAAGCAAATGGTGCAGCAACACTAGAAGTTTCATATCTCCTCATTTGAGCACAAGCACTAAATCCTACTAAATTTTTTTCTGAGTTTGAGGCAGTGTCCTCAAGCACAAATGTTTGTGAAAAATCAGTTCCAGTGTGCATAACAAGATTGACTATAAAAACTTCTTGTGACATTTTTATGGGCAGTTAGTTGAAAATCCGGCTCTTACATTTACAGTTCCTTCGAGAATTATTGATGTAGCACCATTCTCTCTGATTGCTGCGACATCATATAAGTATCTCCCTGGTTTTATTGAGGAAGTTATGGTGCTACCCATTGATAATGTCATTTTACCTTCTTTAGCACTTGTAATACCAACAGTAAATTCATGATGATTGGAACTGTCTGGGTGTTTCCTCATATGAGAGTTTACAGTGAATCCAGTCAGATCAGTTGCTTGACCACCTGTTTGAACTAATTCAAGATCCTCTGAAAAGTTAGAGTGGGAACTTATTGTTAAATTTCTGACGTAAACGGACATCAGTATAACTCTTTATTGATTATTTATCAAGGGCTTGACAAGAACTCAATTCGTGAGTAGAGTTGCTTTGTTAGGTTCAGAGATAAATAATAGCTCATATAATACATTAGTATGAGTTATGAGAATCCTTGGTTATACTTGGAACGAGTATTTGATAGTGATGATATTGGGGATAACTTTGGGTTTGTCTATCTCATTACCAATAAGTCCAACCAACGACAATACATTGGGCGAAAGTATTTTTGGTCTTTTAGAACGCCACCAGGTAAGAAACGAAAAGTAAAACAAGAATCAGATTGGAAAAAGTATTATGGTTCTTGCCCAGAATTAAAGGAGGATATAAAGAAATATGGTAAAGAGTTCTTCAGTAGAGAAATACTAAGTTTACACGCAACAAAAGGAACTTGTAACTTTGAAGAAACAAAACAATTGTTTCTTAATAATGTATTATCTGAGTCACTTGACGACGGTTCGCCAGCATACTATAATAGTAACATTCTAGGTCGCTATATGCGTAAAGACTATGGTAACTTTAAAAGAGAACCTGATTCAAGTACATAATTACGTTATAGATAGAATTCACACTCTCTGTGAAGATGATATAGATGATGCTTATTCACTTCACTGTGAGTTCAGAGAATGGATGAATCCCAATGTTAAAGATATTGATGTGATGTCACTGGAGTATATCGGAGATCAAGAAGATGGAGGAATCATCTAAAACTTTCAAAAGAAAGATATTAAACAAGATTAAATATCTTACAAATCACGGAAAACATTTAGAAGCATCTGCTCTTTATAAAAAATATTTTGAATCATGATTAAACATATTATTGCTGGTTTACTTCTTGGAATGGCTCATGGTATGACTGTTCCTGCTTTTGCTGATCCAATCAAAGAGAAGCACTATTTCAGTGCTCATGCAATGGGATGCATGTTACTCAGGGAATGCACCGATAATGTTCAAGAACTTAAAACAGTTTCTGATCTCAACAAACATGAGGAACTGGCTGATATTGATTATAGTCTTTTTGCTGATGAGTTTAACTCTCTCGTCCGATCACTTAATAAGGTCGGAGCTAAGATTTTTCTAGCAGATATGCGATACTTCCCAATTGGTCATCGTGGTGTCTATCATACTGTAAGCAATAACTTCTTTCTGAACGTTGCTCATATGCGTCGTCCTGGTACAATGATCTCAGTGATGCGTCATGAAGGATGGCACGCTGCTCAAGATTGTATGGCGGGTAGTATTAAAAATAACTATATTGCTATCATCAAACCTGAGGAGGAAGTTCCCAGGATGTATCAGTCAATCGCAAAGAATGCTTATAAATCTCAACCACAAGCAATTCCTTGGGAAAAAGAAGCATATTGGGCAGGTCACACCACGGGTATGACTCAGGCAGCATTAGAATCTTGTGCTGCCGGAACGATGTGGACTGATTATGAACCCACACCAATGACCCGTGAATGGTTAGTTGAAAATGGATTCATTGCTAAATAATATCATTCGCTGCAGATAGCGAACAAAAACCACCCAAGACAAATCCTTTGAAATAATCTCTATAAGTCTTATAATGTAAGGGTTTGTTGTTGGAAAACTATTCTTACATATGACACACTTAACAAGAGATGTGTTAATCAAGAAAATCGTTGCCGATGAAATGGTCGGTCTCGGTGGAACTGATTACATCCAGAACTTAAAAAGTGCATATCACAAATGGGAACATGAATCAAGCGATTCCCTTTGTAAAAAATACAATCAAATACAAAACGCGAATATCTCTGTAGAGATTCTTGACCCCTAAATAAAGTTGCCTTGCTCTTTCAATATGGAGTCTGCTCCAAAGAAGAAAGAGGAAACCAAACAGAATAAGTTTGACTGGGCAGACGAAGGTCTGTCGGCATTGGTGCGCGTTGTTATTCTTTCGTGGTCTGCAGCAATTCTCACACTAAATTATGTGACTATTCCTGGTGTTCCTCAAAAGAATATCGACCCGACATTCATAGCCAGCGTGTTCACTGGGACTTTAGCTACGTTCGGGGTTGTTCCTACCAAAAAGGATAAAAGGGAAGAAAAGAAAGAAGAGGATAAAAAAGAAAAAGTTGTTTAATGGAGTAGGTTATGTCCGAAACAAAATTGAACTCAATAAAAAATAACAATCCTTTTAAATGGGTTGCTCTTAGTGTGGGCAGTCTTTTTGCTGTAGCGCATATTGGTGTTCTTGGTCATTTGATTCATGATGAACCTGATAGACCTCAAGTTCCCCAGATTCCTACGATCAATATTCCTAAAGGTGATTATGCTTCATATACTATTGAAGCAGGTCCAGAGGGATACAGAATTAATTATAAAGCAAATGATCCCGCAATCCTTGATTCTCACAGATCATTAGATCTTGATAAGGAAAAGAAAGGAATGTTTGGTGGTTCTCGTGAGAAACGTAGTGAGACTCGCTACGATCAATACACCATGGAAGGTGTAAGAAATATAGGAGGTGCCACAACGCTGGATTCTGAGGGAAAGACTGCGGAAAGCATAGAGTGTATCGTGGCGGACGCTGGAGCAAGGTCACAAGGTGCGATGGCAGGTAGTGCTATCACTACTGGTCTTGTCGCTCCTGCTGTCATCAACATTCCTTACATTGGATGGTTAGCAGCAGGATGGGCTGCTCTTCTTGGTAATAAAGCAGGAGAGACTATTGGTTCAGAAGTAGGATCTGTATTTAATGATTGCTAATGGAATTATTTCTTCGTCCCTTAGAAAATACAAATGATCCTGTATGGAGTGTTATTATTTCAATAATTATACTCCTTATTGGAGTAGGTTATTACATATATACCATTATGAGTATGGCATTCCAGGAGTTAGAAGATGCCCAATCAAATAGAACTGAAGGACGCCCAACAGGATCAGGAGATAGCACTTCTGAAACACCGCATTGAAGATGCAGAAGGAACGACTGAAGAACTTCGTCAACGTATTCGTAAACTTGAAAAAACTGTTTGGGGTGCTAGCGCAGTAATTGCTGCACTTATAACTATTATTGGTATAGCAGCATCATTAGAAGCTAAGGAGACGAATTATGGGCGCAATGGTACCACCCAGCAGGAAGTCATGTTACAACTTCCGAGTAGTTGAAATTAATAGAGTCGTTGATGGTGATACCATTGATGTAACTATTGATTTAGGATTTGATTTATTCAAAAAAGAAAGGGTTAGAGTCGCTGGTGTAGATACACCCGAAAAAAGAACCAGGGACCTTGAAGAAAAGGAGCTAGGAATTCATGCGACGAATTGGCTCAAAGAGAAGTTGGATGGTGCCATTAGTGGGGATGACGACCTTATTATTCGTACTGAGCTTGTTGGTGGTATGGGCAAGTATGGTCGTCTATTAGGGTGGTTGTATATTGGTGATGCCGAATCTTCATTGAACGAACAAATGATTGATGAAGGTTATGCTTGGTCTTATGATGGTGGAACTAAACAAAAGAACTTCGAAGAACTTAGAGAAATTCGCCGTGCTCATGGCACGTTAGTATAATGCAGAAACTAATCAATGTACTTGCGCTTGCGTCTTTTGCTGTATCTGCTGCCGTTGTTGGTGGTGGCACTTGGTTATATCTTAACAAGGATGTCTTAATTGAAGAAGCAAGAGAGAAAGCAGCATCTGCGGCAACGGAAGCAGTGGCAGGAGCACTTCCTGGTTTGATTGATGCTGCTATGCCCGAACTTCCTGGAGTAACTGGTGGTGCTATCCCTATGGGTGAAGGAAAGGGTGGAGCAGTTCCTGGAATGCGTCTTCCATGAACTTTGACTTAAGTATGGAAGATTTTACAATCATCCAGAATGCCCTCCACTACTATAAGAAAGTTGAGAAGAAAGGAAACTTTCAGCAATATGATATTGATCGTATAAATCAACTGAGAGACAAATTGTCCGAACAGATAATGCCTACTGATGGATATTCCTGAAATTAATATTCGTGATTTAAGTATTCCTACAGTTCCACAATGGGCGATTGAACCATCAATTGCTGTTCCAATTTATCCACCCATAACATCTCAGGTGGGTCTCCCTATTGTGAATATGCCTGGATGTGTAGAATCACATGAAGATAGTAATAAGAATGCTAATTTACCTAATAACGATCCAGATCAGGTAAAGATATTTTGTGATGGTGAGATGCCAAGTTTTAACGCAATCAATTATGATGCTAGAAGACTGCAGTATGAAACAGAGAAAAGATCACAGGAAGTTCCTCCAGTAAAATCACCAGAACAACCAGAAGCACCTGAACCACCTACACCAAAAACACCTACTGCTCCTAGAACACCAAATCAAGGTATTGATTGTCCGACAGAAGCACAGGAACTTAAAGAACCTGTTGGATTTATAAAAGGAGATCAGAAAGTTGTTGAGTATAGATTAGTTGGTAAAGAGTGTATTCAAGTTACAGAAGATATTGGGATAACTGAACAAATTGTAGGAAATATTCCGTCAGCAGGTGCAGTTACTGCTACTGCTTCTATTGCTGTTGTGGCAACGTCTTCGGCAATACTCGCAAAACCTCTTGCTGATCTTTTGTTAAGAGTGGTGAAACCTGTTGTGAAGAAGGCGCTGACAAAGGTGCAGACCTTATTGGGAAAGAAACCCCGGAGATTGTCCCGCCAAGAGGTGCTTGCGAATCAGTACCGGGAGAAGCGGGGGTTGCCTGCTTTGAAGGAACCGAAGAAGAAGGGATAGAGTGCCTATGTTGTGGAATAGTATTCACATTTTGTACTACCACATCAGCACAGATGGCATAATAAGGACTTCTTCTATGAAAGCGAATTCCAGCCTTCATTAATTCTCCACAATTCTTGAGACGAGCAATTTCAAAGTCTAATCTTTTGTTAGCAACCGTTTGTCTCATTAATTGTGTTTGAGTGTCTGCTGCTGCTTTACAGCGTTCCTGTAATCCACCATCAAGTGGAAAAGACATAGTTGCTGATAGACCAATATTAGTGCTTAAATTATCTTTCTGTCCCGTTCTTACTGGTTTATCCCAGACCACCTTTCCTGGATGATCTGGAATTCCGTCTGGTTGAATATCTTCAATGACGATTGTCATATCAGCACCATCTTCAAACCATCTATCTGGTATGCCATCTTCATTAACATCATAAAGAGGATCATTAGGATCGGTTCTGACCCTATCGTCATACCACTCTTCCCAAGGATAGTTTTTAACTTGTTGTTGTATCTCTACTTTTTGACCTTTTACATCTCTGCCATCATATTGTGGTTCATAGTAAATGCCTTCATACGGGTCTTGATAACTTCTACTATGAGTAACAAATGGAGTTATATTAAGAGTTGGACCTTGACAGGAGATTCCACCACCATATGTGTTAGTAATATACGGACCTTGTAAAACTTGAATAGCTTGGTTCGTCACTGAGCCAGAGCTATTTGCGATTGGGTTTGCTGTTGCTGATACACCACCTACGTTCGCTCTAACTGGTGATGCTATTAGCAGCGCAATTACTGGGTAAAGACACTTGTGGTATCTGTTACGCTTGTAACTTCCGTTACTCTTTGAATTATTGTTTGGTTTGACATTCCTGGACCCGAATACGTTTGAGTGAATTGAAACGCTTCGTTCGGATTTGTTATTACAAACTTCGCTGTTCCCAGATTTGCTGAGGTGTTGGTTGTCGAAACCTGTCCCTCCATTCCTCCGAGTGGATTTACCATTACATTGTTGGTCACGTTCGATGGATTTAATGCTTCTCCAC